ACATGCTTGTAGTCAGACCCAAAGCTGTTGTCTGTGCGCTGCCGAGCATACTCAGCGTCTTTGAGGGCTACAGATGCATCGTGTGTCTTCTTAATGATGAGCTTGTCATCATCAAAGGTGATCTTTTCACTTATCTTTGTTGATAGATTTGGCATTGCTCGACGCCTTCTTTTTTGATGGTGCTTTCTTTATTACAGGTTTTTCTAGCGGTAACTCAGGCAGGACTTCTAAAGCCTGCGGTTTGGTCACTGAGATTTTATTAACCTCTGCCTCTGGTAAATCAATAATGTCACCGTTGCGCACTAAGCCAAGACTTGTAGACATACTGCGGTAACGTACTAAAACTCTCATTTCTGCCTCCTAATAAAGAGAAGGGGCGTTGCCGCCCCTCCAATAACGCTATGACGTTATGATGTTGAGCAGTCAACAATCATACCGTTTGCCGCTTCGTTCTTACATACTAATGTAAGTTCTGTAACGACTTGGCGAGTTGTGTTGTCGCCTGTTTTTGCAAGTGCAACGTTTTTGGTTGGACGCAATGTTGCGACTTCCCACATGTCGTCCTGCATGATGAATACGTCACGACCACGGTTTTCGCGTGATGGAACGAACTCAACAGTACCCCAAGGTGTAACATAAACCGCTAGTGATTTAACCACACGCTCGTCGCCAGCTTGTACTGCTGAACGCTGGTTGTTGTTACCTGTGAAACCTAGAGCAACGTTCATTTGGAACGCTGATAGATATACAGTGTCAGGGTTGCCGCCGTTTTCCCAGATAGACTGCATGCAGCTATCGAAGTCAGCTTGTGAGAACGCAGTTTGCGTACCATCTGTACGTGCGTCTGTACCGTCACCAGTTGGGTCAGCACCACCTGTGCCTGTGTTGGTGATGTTTGATGTCAACCATGCAGGCGCACCAGCAAGCTCACGTGCAGTTGAGGAGTTACCTGCTGCACGAGCATTGTTGTCGAAAAGTGCTTTTTCGATGTCCAATTTTTGCTCTTTGGCGATTTTCAAGACTTGGTAAGCAATCTCACGTGCGCGACCTGCTTTGTCTAAACCTTCGTCAGTGTCTGGTACGACAACTGCGTTTTTGAAGATTTGTGTGTAGTTGCCTAGACGAGTTGTCGCTGATGCTGCGTTTGCAGTTGTTGCGTCACCTTCGATGTGCGCGTTCGCTGCAGATGCACGTAGGCTGTCTGTTTGCCATTCATGCAAAGTGTTACGAGCACGTGATGTGCCTGATTTTGTCATCAATGGAGTTTCTTCTGGCGAAATATTGGTGATGTAATCTGCCAAATCTTCGCGAATGCCGACTGCATCATAGCTGTCGAATGTATTGGTTGGCTGTGCCATAGTTACTTTCCTTTACTAAAGTTTAGGGTTTATCAGCAAATCAGTAAAGTCACGCGGGTTGCCCGACTTTATTGCCTTCGCCTCTGCCTTTCTGCGAGTTGCAGTTTTACCATCCTGAACCTTTTTTGAACCAGCCTTGACGACAGGCTTCGCTTGCTTTGCCTTTGCGTCAACATTTTTGCGATTGGCCTGCATTCTGCGGTAACGAACTGCGTCATACAGGATTTCAATCTCTACAGCATCAGTAAGTTGCATCAAGGCTTCCTGTGGGACACCATAATACTCCGTACCGCCGCGCAACATATCCTGAGCTGCTTTCTCATACCTCTGAGGGTCAGCAAAGTCTGGAATGCGTTGCTGCAATAGCTGCATTTGCTCCTGACGGTGAGCTGCTTTTTGAGCCTCCGACTGTTGCGCACGCTGCTGCTGCATTTGCTGCATTTCTTGCATCTTAACGCCATACTCAGCCATTTCCGTTTCGTAGGCTTCCTTTTGCTGCATGTAACCGATAGGGTCACTTTCCAAAAGTTCCTTTGATGGCGGTGTGGGCTGCGTAAAGTCGCCTTGCTGCATCTGGTTGTACATGTTCAAGACAGCTTCTTGCTGCTGAGCTAATTGCGCTTTTGCCGCTTCTAACTGCTGCACTTCCGTTTGGACTTGCTTGGCAGCTTCCGCGTTTTCACGCATTTTTTGCTGAATATAGCCCTGACCCGCTGCAGATTGCTTTAGTTGGGAAAGGGTCCAGCGCTCTGGTGTGCCATCAATAGTGATGTCATACAGAGTTTCGTCGCTGTCATCCTCAACGGCTTCTACCTCGTCAGTATATTCAGTTGCATCATCTTCATATTCGGCTTCACCATCATCGTCAGATGCTTCGATGACTTCCTCATCCGCAGCGTCATCCACGTATTCGCTCTCAGCGTCCCGAGTTAGCTCTTCCGTAGCTTCAACTGTTTCTGTGGAATTTAGTTCTGGTGACAGTAGGCTTTCTACTGTGCTTTCAAGTGTAGTCGCTTCCACGGTGCTACTCCTATTTGTTGCGATCTAACATGCGCTCTGCAGCAATAGCTGCGTCAAGCTGCATTTCGATCTGGTTTAATGCACGCATGATTGCGTGCGCCTCTTCGCGCTGCTTCGTTTCCTCTGCAGTGCTATTCGAGAATATGCTGATCTGCACATCACGAACATCTTGGACAAACTGCTGAAAAGCAGTGTCATTCTTTAAACGTTTAGCTTCGTCTGCCTGTATGCGAATGCCGTCCATTATCCTCTAGCCGCCTGTTGCGCTGCCCTAATTGCAGCTACGTCCACATTAGTGCCATACTGACCCAGAACCTTGGCAGCATCAACCAACAAGTCTTGGTCCATCTGGTCACGCTTGCGATCATCTTCCATCGCCAGCTTTTGCTGCTCTAGCTGTAGCTTCGCCATGTCAGACTGCATCTGCGCCTGAGCTTTCATTTGCTCTGCGGCTAAGAACGCTTGATTTGGATCAGTTGCACCCTGAGCCTGCTGTGCCTGAGCTTGTTGCTGCATAGCTAGTAGCTGCTGCTCAACCTCTGGTGTGATTGGCGCAAAGTAGCGGTCAGAGTTACGAACGCCAGCCGCAGCCAGCATGTCAGACAGCGTATTGCGGATGTTGGTAAGGGAAACCATACCATTATAAGGGCCGTACTGCGTGTAAATCTGCTGCTGGATTTGGAACGCTTGCTGTAAGGCCATCATCTTTTCTTCTTCGCGGCCTGTACCCAAGCCAACGTTGATGCCTATATCCATGTCAGCACGCCACACGCGCGGATCGATCTGCACAAACTGACCATTCATCTGCATGGCCTGTTCTTCGTTCGTGTGCTTAATTGCGGTGCGCAACATTATTCCAAAAAGACGCTTCATGCCATCTGCTAAATTACGCACCATAACCTCAACCTGACCAGCTTGGGCTTGGATTGTGGCTTGAACTGCTGCTTTAGTTGTGGATTGCATCGCATCTGGGTCTAACCCCATTGATGCGCGAGAAACGCCAGTTTTATTCTCAACTAGCTGATCCATGTATGTCAGCGCACTAAGTGTCTGACCCGCAGTAAATGGAACGTCTAGCGGCTGCACTGAGCCAGCTTGACGCATACGCACGATCGCACCAATCTCATTATTAAGCACATCGTCAATATTGACCGCACCATCAACAATGCCGATGCGTGGATTGTTTGTCATCGCAACGTTATCAAGAATGCCACGCAAGATTGCCGTGCTTGCGTCTTGGTCATCCATGACGATCTCAGCCAAGCTACGTCCGTAGAATGTATGAGGTTCTGGATCAACCTCAAACACTGCAAATGGCACCTCATCCCAAGGCTCCAAGTCTAGCAGCTTGTAATTGGTGCCGCCACAGATAAAGCGATGCAGCACTGGAATACCTGTGCCGTCCACGTCAACCTTCATGTAGGCTTCAGTGACCGCAACACGGCGCATTGAGGGATCGCCCTCCTCATCTTCGTAGTCGTCTTGCGCGTATCCTTGGCGCTCAATAGCTTCTGCCTCAGACATGTCAGATGCGCCGTAAAGCCCATCTAGGTTATAGACTTCCTCGTAGTCATAGCCCATCTCAACCAAGTCACCCACACGCATCTCTGTGCGGTGTGCTACGATATACGCATCATCAATACTGCGCGCCTGTGAGTTTACGAAAAACTCCTCTGGCGGCACACTTTCAATGCGCAAGCGACCATCAGGCATTTGCTTGCTGATCTTTAATGAGTGCTGCGGAGCCTCTATATCTGTGCCAAACTCATCCATGCTCATGGACATTTCAACGCTGTGCTCCAAGATTGCCACATCGTCATCAGATGCGATAAGCATGTATTCATCGTCTGTTAGATTGTCGTATGTAAAGATTTCCGCTTTGGAGCTGTCTTCCCAATATGCCTTAACGATGCCACACTTCTTGATTAGGGCATCATGGAAAGCATCATTCAGCACACGATAGCCGTTGTTCTTGTTAAACACGTAATGCATGTACTGCGTGGCTTGTTCTGCTGCAGCAACATCCTCTGGACCTAGCGGCATATACTCGACGGGCTTTGCTGTGGACATAAAGACACGCATTAGGCTTGGTTTTACAGCGCGCACCGTGTCACGCACCTTGGTTGCTACAACCCTGCTGCGCCCATCCTCAAAGCCAATGTCCACCTCACCATCAAAGTAACGCTGTGACTTAATGCGCTGATCCGTAATCTCGCTTTCTACAAAGTCTACAGCCTGCGCAATAGCGTCTTGCAGGATACCTTCAATCTCGCGTTTGTCTTTTGCTTGTGGCTGCATGTTATTGTCCTTGTGTTTCCATTGCGGTTAGGCCACCAATGCGCGCTACCATATCCTCAACAAGCTCTTGGGTGACGATCTTGGATGGCTCTTTTGCACCGCCAGCGCGAACCAAATCTTCAAGAGCTTTGCGTGATGCCTTAACTTTGGCATTATATCCTAGTTTAGCGAATGTTGTCGCAGTCATGCCGATTACTTCTAAGGCGTTATATGGGCTTGCGAAAGCTATAGCCATATTCAAGCCAGTCATAACTCCACCTGAAGTTGGTGATAGCTTCCCTAGAGCGCCCATCACGCGGGTAGGGACGCTACCCTGCGAAAGAGCTTGTAGCGCACGCAGCTCATCGTCAGACCAGAATGCTTTATTTTTATCGTTGCGCAGAATACGTGTTGCCGTATTTTGTAGCGCTTCGCCTGCGTTTGAAATGATACGACCCTTACCAGCGCCCTCCATCGCATTGTTAAAATACTTATCAAGCATTCTAGCCTTTGAGTATTTTTTATTCGCGGCTTTAGCTGCTAAAAGCAAGTCCCTATCGGCAGCCTTGCCTGCAAGGGCATCGTCCATCTTAGTGACCATAGAAAGGACTTCTGGTGCATCAGGGGCGCTTCTATAAATTTTTCCAAGAGCCTTCTGAAGCTCATTGAACTTTGCTAGGTTCATTGATCCTGCATCCTCAACCTCGTTGACCAGCTTTAGAGCGCGCTCAACAGAAGGTTTTGCTGAAAGTACAATATCGTCCAGATTGAGGACATTCTTCATCTCATCAGTAAGGTACGCGGTTTCTGTAGGTGTTAGCCCAACACCTTTTTCCTTGAGTACATTATATGCAGTGGTTTTTTCGTCCTTTAGTGTTTTTATAGTCGGTGCCGTTGCATTTTTCTTTTGCAGGGCAGAGAGGGTTTTGTTCGCTGCATAAGGTGCAACTAGTGCACCAGTAATCCTTGCGTAAGGCTCTAACGCAGTTCCCTCTGTTACTTGACCTGCCGCCTCACTGCCAAGCCCCGCCGCAGTTGCAACACCAGCCCTGCGCGCAAGTCCTGCTGGGCCGCCGATTGCCGCAGGTAAGAACTCGCCAACTGTGCCAGCATATTTACCCGCAGCTGTTCGTGGTTGATATTCTTCTAGCGTGGTGGCCTCACGCAGAACGCGACCAGTAGCCGTGTCAAAGATTGGCGTTTCTTGCTCAACCTCACCGCCAAGAAATTGCTTAGCTTCCTGATAGCCACGCTTTATTGCCCTACCAGCCATCTCTGGCGTCTCTGCTAGACCAATAGCGCCACGCACCATTCCGCTACCCAGCGATCTAAGGACATCTTCTGTGGTTGATATTTCAGGTTGAGCTGGTTGAGCTGGTTGAGCTACCTCAGTACCGCCAAGCATCTGCTGCAGCGCATCATATGCTTGCTGCGGATTTTCAGCCGTAACCCTGAACTTTCGCCCATCTTCGGTTGTGAGCATATAAGTTCCCATTATTCCGTTACCTCCTCTATGGTAACATTATTTATAACCTGAACCTTTGAAGATGAATTTTCACCCAAATATCTACTCACGCCTACAAGGTGAGGACCGCCCTGCTGCGTAAACGGATTTATACCCTGCGTCATCAGATCAAGCTCTTCCTCAGTGGCATTTCGGTAAGTTTTTGTCTTAGGATCAAGAAGTCCATTCTCAAAGTAAGAGCGGAACATCATGGCTGATCTGATGTTCCTCTTAATGGCATCCTCACCTTGAAGTGCATCGAAGTTGTACTTGACCTTACCTAGCGCTTTACGCTCACTATCAGTAAGCTGACCAAGGCCCGATGCACCAGATGGGCTTTGAGCTTTTAGCTGCGCCAATGTCTCAAACTGCATCTGCGCCTCCATAACTGCCAAGTCCTCAGCGACGTTTTTTTGCTTCTGACCAAAAACAGTGTCTCTAACTAAGCCAGCAATAACACCAGTTTTAGGTATTATCGTTGGATCGTTGTCGATAGAATTAATGACACGCTCACCTGCAGAGTAGAATGAAAGTGTGGAGCCCACTTTCCCTTGATCAATAAGTTTCTGCTGCTCAATTCGCTTCTGCTCATCAACGTAGTCTGGGCTACCCTTGACAGGAACCATGCTGTAGGTTGGTTGCCCCTGATCATCTGTACCTTCCACTAACTGGTATCCAGATGGTATTGTGCCAAACTGGGTCTTCCTTTTACCAAGCTGCTGCCAGTCTGCAAATGTACCCTTGTATCCCTGAGATTGAGCTAAGCGGTATTCTTGAACGTCTGCAGTTTCCTTTGTGCCTTTCGCCCCAGCCGCTAACGCTGTGCGTGCATCAATTCCACCCTGACGCAGTAAGTTCGCCAAGTCAGTCTGACCAGTACGCTCCAAATAGTCCGCAGTAGCATTTGCCTGCGCAGTTGTGCGAGCCATTGCCCTACGCTCTTTTGCTGCCTGCTGCATCCCAGAAACCATAGGTGCAAACGCACGTGGATCAGAACCAAGCAACAAGCCCATCTTTAGTCGGTCACGAAAGTCATCACTTAGGCCAAGTGCGCCACCGATACCTTGTCCACCAAGGATACCGCCAAGTAAACCTTGCGACTGTTGAGGTTGCTGTTCTTGGAACATTTGTGCTGGTTTATTATCCATAGATGCACCGCCTTTTCCATAACCCTCCCAAGCGCCTGTGCCTTGGGTTTTTAGAATATACTGACCAATCTTATCCTGAGTGGCCTTGTTAAACTTTTGTTCAGGATCAATGCCTAGAGCGTTGATTGCGTCACGCAAAGTCGTGCCGACAACCTGATACGCGCCCACTGGCGTAGCGACATGACCCACCTGATCCTTGACGTACTGACCATACTTACCAGTTGGGCTGGTAAATCGGATGACGTCACCGACAGGCATTTCAGAAACCTTGATCCCAGAAAAAGCACCATTCGGGCGGTTCTGATAGCCAAAGAGGGCGTCATAGTCGCCCCCGCTCTCGCCCTTGAAGATGTTTTGTTGGTGCTGTTCCCAAGTAAGTGCCATGCTAAATAAACGCCGTTAGTAGACCCATAGGATTGAAAGGTGTGCTTGTCGTACCTGTAGTGCTTGTTGGATAAGGCATGGAGCCTATAACTCCAGTCATTGCGCCAAGCCCAGCAAGAGGAGCGCCTGCTGCGCCGTAATATTGCTGCTTCGCTAAATCCATAAGCTGCTGCTGTAGCTGACGCTGAAATGCGCCTTGTGCTCCGATGGCTGATTGTGTCTGCTGGCCCATGCCAAACAACTGACCGCCAAGCCCTGCTAAGCCACCTGCGCCCGCCTGCTGCATTCCTGCTGTGCGGAAGGCTGTATCCATAGCTTGCTCATAGCCGCGCTGACGCTGCTGCGCTGCAATGTCGCCAGCCATACGCCCGTATTCGCCAGCCATAACGCCTTCTGCAACACCATGGCGTGACCCGCCAAACGCGCCAGCCTGTGTAGCCTGTGCGCCAAGTTGATTTTGCGCCATCTGCTGCTGACGCATAATATCTTGCTGAGTGCGATCAATGACTTCACTTGTGTATGGCGACATGTACTGCTGAACATCAGGCTGGAAGCCAGCTAAGTTGCCGTATGTTTGCCCCGCTTGCTGCATCGCTGCGGATGAGCCTTGGAAAACATTTTGGATCGGTTGATTTGCTGATGCACCCATTTCGTTATCCTCCAAATAGGCCGCCGAATAGCTTGCCTACGTCCTTTTTGGCTGTTGCTGCAGCGTAACCAAGGTCTGCCCTGACCTGATCCGCGAAAGACATTCCGTGAGATGGTGTTGAATATTTCCCGATCTGACCCTTTGTATCCAGCATACCGCTTAGCTTAGCCGCGTACGGTCCAGTGGTGGGGCGCGTTTCAGGAAAAATGCTATAGTGACGTTCAAGTGTCTCTGCTGTGCTTTCGCCGCGATCACTGCCTGCTGCGGCAGGGCCGCCAGTGGCAACAGGCTGCGTTGCGACAGGTGTAGGTGGAGCAATGGCTGAACCTGTGATCGGGTCAAAACCAGTCATCTTGGCAAAGTATTCATACTGATCTGGGCGTAACTCTTTCAATCGCTCCATAGAGGCCATGTAAGCAGGATAAGAACTGTACCCTGTCATGCCACCTTGCGTGACAGTCTCCATGCCGCCCATGTCTAATTCCGCTGGTGCCTCCAAACCAAAAGCTGATGCCATGCCACCAACATTGCGGGATAGAGCTTGCTCGTACGGATTGACCGCTGCGACTTCTGGACCCATATAGGGGAGCTTTCCAAGGGCGTCGATCTGCTTGGCTTTTTCCAGCGCAAACTTGCTGGCGTCCTCCAAGTACGCAGGTATTTCAGTTTTCTGCGAAGTGGTGCTGCTACTTCCACCCATTTTAAAACTCCAAGTGCATTGTGATAGAGTGTGGCTTCCAGCCTACAGTCTCTAAAGGTTTACGCCATCCAAATCGACCATCAAAAGTTGCAAACGAACAGCCCATAAGTTTCGCCCATTCTTTCACACTTTTAGTCATTTGTAAAATTTCACCTAACTTGCCGCCTGCAAGAAAAACATGCAGAGCCTTTCGGTTATGATATACCACTATTTCAGTAACAATGCACCCCTCAGCTTCGGGCCAAAGTTGCATGCGACCAGAATGAATACCCTCGACAACCTCATCCCAAGCATTTAGATCACCTGATCGCCTTAACGCTGCCTCAATCCACGGACGGCAGCGCTCTAGTTCACTGATTGGCGTCATGTCATTCATCCATGCATCCTCGTTATATGTAAGGTTGTTGCTGGTGCCGCTGGGCTAAATGACGTTGCCGCTGATGCGTCTAAATAGCCAGATGTGCTGTCTACCGCCCACATAACTTGCAAGTAATCGCCAGCACTTACGTCAAACTTAGCACCGCGTGATACGACCTGCGTTGCGTCGTTTTGGTGTAGCGCGTAAATAATTGTATTATTGGTTGCATCCGTACCGTTTAGCCTTGGCCAGAAATAGAACTTAACTGTGCTAGATGACGTTGATGAAATCTGCGCGGAAAACATCACAAGATATTCGCCTGCTTCCTCAAACACGATCTTGCTGTTGTCGGTGTCATCCCGATCAATGCCCTCGTTTCCTGTGGGCGCATCATACGTTATTGCGTACGCCGTGTCTGTAGCCGCTGCGGTGACATCAGTTATGCGGTAAAACGATGCGTGTCCATCCTCTAAGACAATCTGACGAAACTCGTTGTTCTTGGATACTACAGGATACCCATTAACGTTATCCCAAAGAATAACTCCGTTTTGCGACGGGTTGTCGGCTGCCGTCTTAAACCCCAACTTTGACAAGTTAAGGGTCAGATATTGTGTGAGCTGCCTGCCCCACTGGTCAAGACTTGTACCAATAACTGGCAGGTTAGGGATAGGCATTACCGCTTACCCCCTTGCTGCGCGTCTACACGCACGATACCTACTCGGAAGTCTGATCCGTCATCAGGCTCAATGCGCATTTTGAATTGACGACCCGCCAGACGTAACCCAGTAGGCGTTGCAGGGTCAAATGGACCATGCTCCACTTCATCCCCATTCGGGTAAAAGCGCGTCTTGAACTTGAGCTGCACGTCGCCCTTTGTGCGTTCGTCTGCAATCATCTGCGTAACGTGCATGATATTGTCGCCGTTGCCCAACTGGATCGGGCCTGTCTCGGCAAACATATTTGTAGCACCTGTGCCAGCCACCTCATGATGGTACACGTCCGTGCTATCAACCATAAACGCATTGCGGAAAACGCCGCGTGGCGCACCCGCCGTGCGAGACAACACGCCAATGTGCCAGTGGTTTTCCTTATAATCGTAGGCGACATACTTATCAATCTCGCCACTGACGTCAGACTGATAAAACCACCAAACTTCACCAAACTCAGAGTTGTTAAAAGCCCACGTCTTGGACTTATTGCGGTCTTGCAGTTCACCAAACACATGGTCAAACACATCACACGGTATTTCTTGCACGACGTTACCATCAAAGCGGAAGAAGCCGCGCTGACCCATCCAGAACACGCCTGCGTCCGTGTCTACAGCCGCCATGCGAGAAATTGCACCGCATGCAGTGCCGACACGCTGGAAGCCATAGACAAACGGTGGGCCACTGTATCGCGCACTGTGTGCGTCGATGTCCGTGAGTATTAGCACCTGACCCCTAGTGCGTATGGCTTGCATAATTTGCCCAGCAGTTTGCAGCTCAATGTCGCCTGCTTGGTTTGACGCTGTTGGCGTCCAATCTGTATTATTCTCAATATCGCACCACTGCACCTTGCGTGGGTTATTGTCTGCGCCTAACGCAAACAAGATGCGTTCTTCAGTAACGACAACACCTAGGTTACCAATTGGCGCATTTTCGATAGGTATCGCCCTAAAAGCATTTCCATTATCGTTAATGTCTAGTGAGTAAAATGTGTAGTTGAACTGTATGCTGTCAGCAGTTGCGGCACCAAAATAGATCGTTGCTGTTCCATCGTCATCAGCAATAAAACTATCATCCACGGTTGGTGTTGGCGGCGTCCCAGAGCTAGGTTGATATGTGTTACTGTAAAAATACGTTGTCGATGTTCCATTATCGTAACTTACTTGCACATAGAACGTGTAATTTACGTTACTGTTTGCGCCAAAAATGACCTTGGCAATGTATTTAGCGCCTCTTTTAATGGGAATATTAGAGTACCTACGATAAGTAGAGCCAAATGTGCCAGAAGCAGTCGCGCTTTCAATACCAGAATTTGCAGGATTTTGACTATCTGGCTTGTAACCAGTAGCCCACGTGAAATTTGGGTTAGACGACGTAAATTGTGTGACCTCTGTATCGTCTAGCGGAAAATATGTTGCGGTGGCAGGCGCATCTAATTGCCACTCAAAAAGCCTTCCATCCGCATATGAACACGCAGCCAAATATTCGCCAAAGTTGTCCAACTGCCAGACATTAACTTCACTATAAGAGCCAAACGCAGACCGCTCGGTGCCATATGTCCCAGAGCTATAGTTGCCGTACCCGTAACCAGTCTCTAGGGTGCTATTTTCATCACCAGCCGTTAAGTCTGTGGGTGTAATATCGTAAACTGTATTATCAGATGTCGATACTTTCAGCTCGTTATATGATCCACCCGCATAAAAGCGTGATCCATTGTTAGCTTCCCAAGTGTGAAAGCCACGAATTGGATTTGTGCTAAATCCTGCTTTGCGAGACTGCCACCCACCTACGGGGCGCAGCGTATTGTCACGCCAGCGAACCAGCGACGCATCTTGCCACCTACCTTGGCCTTCAAGGTCAGTACCGTTTTTGTAAACGCCTGCGGGTATATCTAAAGGTATTAATGTCATGCTGGCACCGTATATGTATGTGAACCGATCGCAGTGTATTCTGTCTCTACGCCATCAACTGTGATTTTGCAGTATCCGTTTGCACCCTTAGCGCCCTGCGTAAACCCTGTCCCGCCTGCGCCGCCTTCCCCGATAACAATGTCAACAGTTTCGCGTGGGCGTATAAGAATTGTCCCCGTGCTTGGCATACCAACATTACGCTGCAAAGTCGCCGAGCTATTCCAAGCCGTGACAGTGTACCCTGCACCCTCTGTGCCACCAGCACCACCGCCAACACCGCCGTTACGCTCTGCAAAGGTATGCGCACCACCGCCACCGCCGCCTGCGCCATATGCAGTTACCGCAGGGGCGTCGCCTGCCGTCTGGTTGTTGGTGTCACTGTTATCACCCGTTTGCCCACCGTTTCCGTAGTAAGAGTTTTCACCGTCGCCCCAGCCCGTCTGGTGTCCACCAAGGCCACCCTCACCACCTGATGATGTGATTGTCGTGGTAGACGTGTCGCCAGACACAAGGAGTGTGATCGTGCTGTCTTCACCGTCTTGCCCGTTTACTGATGACGTATCGCCAGCGCCACCACCGCCACCAGCGCCGATGATCTCATACGTGAGCTCGTAAACCTTTAGCTCGCCGCGACCAAAGCCCCGTGCTGATGCTGCGCCGAATGTGCTTAGTAAAGGCATGCTTTATCCCTATGCGTAGTCTGCCAAACTGGCGAGAACAGTGTATGTCGCTGATGCTGTTTTGATAATTGTGAAAGTATATACGTCAATCCCGCTTGCGTTACCCGCATCTGGCGCAGTCCCGCCCTGCCATTTCGGTGTCACCGTGGCACCGTCGATTTCGTATGTGTTTAAATAATACGCTGTGGAACCCTGCGTTACAGCAATGCTGACAGTAATGCTTTCGCCATTTGACAGCATACTGTTTAGCGCAGTAGACCCATCGCCCCGAAAGTTTATTGTGCGATTTGCTGTTTGATCGGCTGTGTAGTATTCGATTGCCTGCGCATTACAGTCGAAGTTAATGGTGCCAGTTGTGCTTGTCTGCGTTGTGACTTTTTCAACGACTTCTTCAATCTTCGTTGTACCATTCAAGTCTGCATCACTGATGCTTGGCCCTGTATTAACATATGTTGCAACATCCGTCATAGCGACCTGCACCATCGTGCCGTCGTCATTCACAACAACACGGTCAGCATCGGCTAAAGTTGTAAGTGTTGCTGTCGTGTCACCGTCTACAATGTTCAACTCTGTCGCGCTGGCATTGATTGACGCAAGTTTGTTTAAATCAGACGCCGTTGCAGTGATTTCCGTACCGCTGATTTTCCATGAGCCAGATGTAAGGTCTGGCGTGATTTCGCTGTCACCGTCTAGGTAATTAGCAACAGCATCCAGCGTACTGTTTAGAGTAGTACCCCATGTGCCGTCAGAACCGCCGACTGTGGGTTTGGTGAGCGTGATAGCCATGTGATGTCTCCTTTGCTGCTAACATACAGCAGTTTTTACTTTTCGTCTATGTTAGAGGACTGAGGTTAGTCCATGTGTCGTTATCTTCAGATATGTCCGTCCAGATACTTGTGTCCTCCGATAAGTCTGTCCAGTTGCTTGTGTCTTCCGATAAGTTTATCCAGTTGTCCGTGTCTTCTGATAAGTCTGTCCAGCTGTCCGTGTCTTCCGCGAGGTTAATCCACTTTTCAGACAGTGACGCAAGCACCGTGGATGCTGCCTCCTGTAGAAATGCGTTACTATTGTACGTCATAGCACCGCCAGAGATTGTCGCGCTTAAGCCTACCGATAGTGCGCCTGTGTTTGTGCGAATTAAGCCAGCACTCACTGGCATTGTGCCTTGCGCATTGGAGGCAATTCCTATGCGTGTGCGGATGACGTTTGGCTGTACTAACGAATATGATGAAATTGCGTAGTCAACGTAGTTTGGCTCATAGTAGCCTGCGTCAACGTATAAGCTGCGCGGAACAGCGTAGGCGTCTACTGTAAAGTTGCCACCAATAAGGCCAGTGCCTTGCGCCTCAGATAAGCTGCCACCCACGCGAACGCGGAATGCTCCGACCAGTGTCGTCGATGTCGACACGGCCTGTACGCCAGTCGTGCGAACACGTGTTATGCCTGTCAGCGTTGCAGATGCTGGGGATTGCGCCAATGCGCCTGCCACAACACGGTTACCGCCGAATAGCGATGTGACTTCGCCCTCCGATAGCATGCTTGCAAACTGAATGCGTGTTGGTGTTGCGAGTGTGGTGCTTGTGCCATCTGATTGCGCTGCGGCAAACTTGGCGTCGCCGACCGCATACCCCTCTAGCCAGTACGTTTCACCGCCTGCTGCGCTGGGTTCTGGCTGAACATAATATGCGGTCATGCGATCTTATTCCTCGGGCAATTCTGCCTTTAGTAGCTGAACAAATGCGTCACGGCCTACTTGCAACTGCTCCACATTAAACTTGGCACTGCCAATCTTTTGATCCAGTGAGTTGATGTGATTAATGCAGGCTTTCGCTGCGTCTGTTAGCTGATCTTCAGTGTAGTCTACATCGTCAATCGTGATGACCTTTTTTTCTTCAGTCATTTGATTTCCTTTCTGTATTACTCAGCAGCCCAAGGCATACCGCTCAGTGATGTTGGGTTAGCCATTGCGTCCAGTTTAGCTTGGATCGCAGCCTCGGTGTCTTCTTGGTTTACTTGTGCTTGCACCCAGCCCAAGACTGTTGCTTCAGTCAAGCTGTCATATGCCACCCAGCCATCCGCAGATGGATCAGGTTCATGTGATGTGGTGCCGTAGCTAGAAGCAGTGTTGTCTCCGTCTACGCCTGTGCAACGCCAGTGTGCTACTGTAACGCCTTTGTTAGCGTCGTTGTTGTACTCTACGTTTGCGATAGTCCATGTGAATGTTGCTGGCATTATTCTGTCTCCTGTGCTGCTAAGTGTGCGGCGTAAGCATCCTTAACCGCTTGGGTGTGAACTGCGTTACAGATGGCTTGCACCTCTGTGCTTTCACCTGTGATGTCTGCATCTGGTGCAACTACATGGCGTGAATACCCACGGCTAATCTCTGTGCCATCCCGCTTGATGACCGTGGCTGTGCGTACTTGCACATGCTTGAAGTCGCCTACGACCTCTATTTTGTCTTGTACTGTTTCTTCTGTTAGTGCCATCGTTTATCTCCTGTGATGGTTGGACTGACTACCCTGTGATCCAACAGGGGTGTTATGCGTCTGTTCTGTAAGTGAAGCTAAAGATTA